GCTGGTGGCACGGATGCAAGACGGCACGGAGTTCCGTGTATCGTCAGGGCTCACCGACTCGCTGCGACGCAAGCCGCCACGAGTTGGCACCGTGTTTACGTTCAAGTTCCAGCAAATGACAGACGCCGGTGTGCCACGGTTCCCGTCGTTCCTACGGATAGCGTGATGGGTAAGGGCCGAAAGCCAACGCCTAAAACGATCCTTAAGCTCCGAGGATCTCGCGTTAGAGGGCCGCACAAGAGCGGCATAGACGCACCCGCTGGCATTCCTGAGCCGCCTTCCTACCTCTGCGACATCGGCCGGGCCGAGTGGGAACGCATCGTGCCGATGCTTGAGGCGTCAAAGGTGATGAGCCTGCGGCACCAGCACACACTGGCCGCCTACTGCGACGCATTGGCAGACATGGTCAAAGCCGAGGCGGAACTCAAGCAGCATGGGGCTACGTTCATGGACGATAAGGGTAGGGTGATGAATCACCCGGCCTGGTATCGAAAGAAGGACGCCCGACTGCACATGTTGCGGTTTGCCGAGCAGTTCGGCTTGACGGCGTCCGCTTTGGCGAGAGTCTCAGCCGTTGAGCAAGCAGCGTCGAACGACGACGAAGACCGGCTCATGTTCGGCTGAAAAGCCGTGCAATCGGTGCTCGTCGTGCCTGGCTGTGCGGTTCTTTGAAAAGCACCTCACGCACGCCAAGGGCGAGCTCGGTGGCAAGCCGTTCCTGCTTCAGCCATGGCAGCGGGACTACTTGCGGGCGCTGTTCGCTGAGGAGGGCGGCCGGCGGAAGGTGCGTACCTCGCTGCTTGCCCTGCCTCGCAAAAATGGGAAGAGCACGCTAGCGGCAGGCATCGCACTCAGGTGCATGCTCGAGGACGAGCCGGGGGCAGAAGTCTATTCCTGTGCGGCCTCAAGGGATCAGGCACGGTTGGTCTTCGATACCGCAAGGATCGCCGTCGAGCAGTCGCCGGTGCTGCGGCAGCACCTCAAGGTGTACCGAAACGCCATCGTGCGAGAGTCAACGCACGCCACGTACAAGGCACTTTCCGCCGAGGCCGGAATCCAGCACGGGCTTTCGGCTCACGCTGTGATTTTTGACGAGCTCCATGTGAGCAACCGGGAAATGTGGGAAGTCATGCTGTCGAGCCAAGGTGCTCGACGCAACCCGCTGACGGTCGCGCTGACAACGGCTGGCCACGACAAAAAAAGCGTCTGCTGGGAAGTGTGGAAATACGCCGAGGCTGTCCGCACTGGTGCGATCAAAGACGAGTCATTCCTGCCGGCGATTTACTGTGCAGATCCTGCGGCCGATTGGCAGGACGAAAGAACATGGGCCGCTGCAAATCCGAATCTCGGCGTGTCTGTGAAACTCGACTTCCTGCGGAGTGAGTGTCAGCGGGCAATCGAAATGCCAGCCTATGAAAACACTTTTAAGCAACTTTATCTGAATTGCTGGACCGAGCAGGAAAACCGCTGGATTGCAATGCACCAGTGGGCGAAGGGCAACAAGCCGTGCCCAGTGGATTTGACCGGCCGCCAGTGTTTCGCTGGCTTAGACCTGGCGACAACATTTGACACCACGGCCTTTGTGCTGCTCTTTCCGCTTGACAACGGCAGCTTCTGGGTGGAACCGCATTTTTGGATACCCGAAGAGAACCTACGCCAGCGGGTTCGTCGCGACAAGGTTCCGTACGACGTTTGGCAGCGAAAGGGGCTGCTTAACGTGACGCAGGGCAACGTAACAGACTATTCGGCGGTGCGTGCCAGCATCCTAGAGCTTGCCAAAAAATACACGATTCGACAGGTGGCAGTGGATCGATGGAACTCCACGCATCTAGTGCAACTTCTGCAAGAGGACGGGCTGCCCGTCGTAGGTTACGGGCAGGGATACGGCCAAATGTCAGCGCCGGCACGTCAGGTTGAGGCATGGATCGCAGGTGGCCTTCTGCTTCATGGCGGTAATGAGCCACTAACTTGGCAGGCCGGAAACGTCGCTATCCAAACAGACGGTCACAACATTAAGCCAAGCAAGCAGCGCAGCCACGAGCGTATAGATGCCATCGTGGCATTAGTGATGGCGGCCGGCGTCCATGCCACCTCTGCCACGCCAAACGACAACTGGGACTTGATCACGCTATGAGTGACACCACCATCGCCGACTTCCGCCTGCACGAGCTCCGGGGCATTGATTGGAGCGGCGTTGGCGGTGGTCGCACGGCATCTGGCGTGCGCGTGACTGCCGACACGTCGATGGCGTGCTCGGCCTACACGGCGTGCATCCGCGTCATATCGGATTCGGTATCGTCGCTGCCGCTGCACCTTTACGAGCGGCAGGCCAACGGCGGCAAGCGAAAGGTGCCAGAGCATCCGCTGTACCGCATCCTGCACATGCAGCCGAACCCGTGGCAGACGGCCCAAGAGTTCAGGGATTGGATGACGGGGCTGTACCTGCACTACGGGGCGAGCTACGCCGAGATTCGTGCCGGTGCTCGCGGGCCGGTATCTGAGTTGTGGCCGCTGCATCCGAGTCGCATGGAAGTGGAGCGGCTGGAGAACGGCCGGCTGCGGTACATCTACCGCGAGCCGGATGGTCGGCAGACGGTGTACAGGCAGGAGCAGATTTTCGCCCTGCGGTTCACGACGGACGACGGGATTCACCCGATTCCGACGTACCGGCTTTTCGCCAATGCCATCGGCCTAGCCCAAGCGCTTGAGGCTCACGGGGCGACGTACTTCGGCAACGGTGCCCGGCCGGGCATCGTGCTGGAGTCCGAGAACCCGGTTCCCGTTGAAGCTGCCGAGCGCCTTCGTGAGTCGTGGGAGCGAATGCACAGGGGGCCGGATCGCGCCCATCGCACGGCGGTGCTGCCTGCCGGCGTGAAGGCCCACGAGCTGTCGCAGAGCAACGAGGCGGCCCAGTTTTTGGAGACAAGAGCCTACCAGTGCATTGAGATAGCGCGGGCGTTCCGCGTGCCGCCCCACATGATCCAGGATCTCACCCGCAGCACGTATAGCAACATAGAGGTGCAAGGCACCGAGTTTGTGCAGCACTGCCTGCTGCCGCATCTCAAGCGGTGGGAAGCCGCCATCTCCCGCGACCTGCTCGCCGAAGGCGAGGACGAGCGGTACTTCGCCGAGCACAGTGTCGCGGGACTGCTGCGTGGCGACCACGCGAGCCGGTCAGCCTACTACGTATCCGCTTTCCAAAACGGCTGGATGAGCGTGAACGAGATCCGCGAGCTCGAGAACATGAACCCGCTCGGCCCAGAGGGCGATCAGCACTTTATTCAGCTCAACATGACCACCCTGGACAAGGCTGGCGAGGAGCCGCCTGCACCGGAGCCGATGCCCGAGCCGCCAGTGGTCGAGGTCGAAGACAGCCCGGAAGACGACGTTGAGGACGACGAGGAGGACGAGACAGATGGAAATTGAACGCCGCGACTTTGCCTTTGAGGACGACACCGATCTCGTGGTCGAGAGCCGCGCCGACGGCCGCACGTCCATTGTCGGCTACGCCGCCGTCTACAACCGGCTGTCGCTGGACCTGGGCGGGTTCCGCGAGGAGATCCTGCCAGGGGCGTTCGACAAGATCCTCGGCCGCCAGCGTGGCCGGCAGGACGTGGTGGCACTCTTCAACCACGACAGCAACATCGTGCTGGGCCGCACTTCGTCTGGCACGCTGGAGCTCTCCAGCGACGACAAAGGGCTGCGATACGTGGTGACGCCGCCGGTGAGCCGGGGCGACGTGCTCGAGCTCATCCAACGGCGTGACGTGCGTGGCTCTTCGTTCGCGTTCACCGTGGACAAGAGCGGCGAATCGTTCCGCACCGGCGAGGACGGCAAGGCTGTGCGCCAGATCCGCGAGGTGTCGGGCCTCTACGACGTTGGCCCGGTGCTTGTGCCTGCGTATCCGCAGACGAGCGCCAGCGTTGCCATGCGGTCCTACGAAGCGTGGCTCGCAAGCCAGAACGAGCAAGCGGCCCCGCCTGCCGTGCGTTCGGCCCCGCGGGGCGTCGCCCAGGCGTGGGCTGCCCTGCTGAGGCTGCGAAATGTCTGAAGCCCGCTGCACCTGCGGCGAACGTCTGCGGTGCCGGTCGTCTCGTCCATGCGGCGATGAGCGGCAGCGGTATCTGCGGTGCCCGAAGTGCGGCGCTCGCGCGGTGGCGTTTGTGAAAACAACACTTTCTCAAGTGCGGTTCTGCAAGGCACCCCGGTCGTAGTGGCATCGTGAACTCCACGGCAATCACGCCCTGGAGACATCACGTATGGACCGGCTCACCACCCTGCGCAACGAGGCCACCGAGGTCGCGACTCGCATCGAGGCTCTGACCTCCCTCGACACCACCGACAACGCCGGCGACACCAACGCCCGCGAGATGGAGCTCAAGGGACTTACCGAGCGTGCCCAGAAGCTCGCCGGCCAGATCGAATTCGAGGCGAAGGTCGCTGAGTCGGCCAAGAACCTTCGCAGCGTCGCAGAGCGGTGCAGCCCGGCTCCCGAGGTGCGTGAGGAGCCCAAGGCTCGCATCGAGCCCGTCCGCGACGGTCGTACGCTGAAGGCTTTCCGCTCTCATGAAGAGGCGTACCGTGTCGGCAAGTGGCTGCAGGCGACCTACGGCGGTGACGCCGATGCTCGCCGGTGGTGCAACGACCACGGCGTTGAGGCCCGTGCGATGGTTGAAGGCGTCAACTCGGCCGGCGGCTTCAGCGTGCCGGATGAGCTTTCGAACACGATCATCCGCAACGTCGAGACGTACGGCGTGGCTCCCACGGCCCTGCAGAACTTCTCGATGTCCTCGGACGTGCTGTCGATCCCGAAGCGTGTCAGCGGCGTCAGCGGCGCGTGGATGGGCGAAAACGCCGAGTTCACCTACAGCGACATGACCGGCACGCAGGTGCAGCTGGTCGCTCAGAAGTTCGGCGTGGCCACCAAGGTCAGCAACGAGCTCTTCGCCGATGGCGTTGGGATCGCTGACCTGATCGCGACCGAGCACTCCCTCGCGGTCGCCAAGGCTCTCGACGAGGCGGCCTTCATCGGTGACGGCACCTCGAGCTACGGCGGACATCACGGCGTCGCGGTGAAGATCAACACCTCGGCCTATTCGGCCAGCGTGGTGACGGCTGCCAGCGGCAACGTGAGCTTTGAGACTCTCGACAAGGAAGACTTCCTGTCGGTGCTCGCGAAGGCTCCGCGTTACGCCCTGCCAGGCGCTCGGTGGTACATCTCGCCGGCCGGCTACCACGCGGCGATGCAGCGGCTGGATTTGGCGCAGGGCGGCAACGCCAGCGTGGCCAACGGATTCGGCCTGACGTTCATGGGCTACCCCGTGACGTTGGTGCATCCGATGAACGCCACGCTCGGCTCCGACGTGTCGAAGATCAAGGTGCTGTTCGGCGACCTGGCTATGGCCGGTGCTCTTGGCATCCGCCAGGGCTACCAGCTGCGGGTGTCCTCGGAGCGGTTTGTCGAGCTTGACCAGACGCTGGTTTCCGGTGTCGTCCGCGCCACGGCGAACTTCCACAGCCTCGGCGACACCAGCACGGTTGGCCCGGTGATCGCCCTTAAGACCGCTGCGTCCTGAACCTGACTCTGACCCTCTAGGAGAACCTGAGAGATGATTTCCGTCGCTGCTACCAAGTCGGTCGTGTCGGGCAAGGCTGCGGTCTACACCTCGTCGCAGACCAACACGCTGACGCTGGACACCCTCGGCTTTGACTACGCCTCGATTGACGTGATTTTCGGCCCAGCGGCCAGCACGTCGAGCGTGGCACAGACCCTGACCCTGCAGGAGTCGGATACGTCTGGCGGCACGTACGCCACCGTCACCGGCTTCTCTGGCGATCTGAAGCCGGCTGCCTATGCCGGCCAGACCGTCACTGACACGATGACTGTCTCGCGGCTCGAGGTGGATTGCCGTGGCCACAAGCGATACCTGCAGGTCAAGGCGTCGCCCAACACCGACACGGTGATCGTGGTCGCCGCCCGGCTCGGTCGTGGCGAAGAGGCTCCCTACGACGCCACCACGAAGGGCGTGAAGGTCAACACCGCCGGCTGACGCTTGACAGCCCTGCGACTCTAGGCGGGCGGCTCACGCGAAGTGGGCCGCCCGTTTTCGTTGTTGCGAGGTGCTCATGCTGGTGCGTGTCGGTGATACGCAGGTCGATATTCGCGTCGAGGCGATTCTTTCCATGCCTCGGCTCGGCTTCACGTCTAACTTCTTTTCGTGGGCTCAGGCGCTGATGCCGCTCGGCATCCGGCCGACGATGGGCACCGGGGCGTTCTGGGATCAGGTCAATACCCGCGTGATGGAGCAATTCATCGACAAAGCCGAGTATTTGCTGACGATCGACTACGACAGTTTTTTCACGCGCGAAGATGTTGAGACGCTGTTTGCGATGGCGATGACGTTTCAGTGCGACGCCATCACTGGCATGCAGACGAAACGCGAGGACGGCCGCCCGATGCTGACGCTTAAGGGGACGCTGGACAATCCGCCTCCAGGCGGCCAGACGAGCGTCCCTGCTGGCTGGTTTGGCGAGCCCGTGCAGGAGGTGGACACGGCACACTTTGGCCTGACGGTCATCAGCACAGCTGCTTTGAAGCGATGCAGAAAGCCTTGGTTTCACAGCCGGCCCGGCCCTGACAACTCATGGAACGACGGCCGACTCGACCCTGATATCTGGTTTTGGAAGAACTGGCGCGAAAGCGGCAACCGTGTATTTATCACGCCGCGAGTCGTGATTGGCCACGGCGAATACGTGGTGACCTGGCCCGGCAAGGATCTGACAAAGCCCTCGTTTCAGTGGACGACCGAGTTCACCAACAACGGCGGACAACGGCCAGAAACTGCATGGAGCGTAGGCAAATAATGAAAATCAGAATGTTGATGAGCTACCGCCATTACCGCCGTGGCCAGGTGCTTGAGGACGCCCCGGACGGCATGGCGAACGATTGGATTCAGCGAGGGCTGGCCGTCGAGGACAAGCAGCAGACGATTGAGACGGCCGCAGTCGAGCATGTGGCCGAGACTGCCGACGCCACGCCACGAAAACGAGGAAGACCCCGTGCAGTACCGCAGCCTGACCAGGACGACCGCACCGGCCGTTGAGCCCGTCACCGTCGCTGAGGCCAAGGCTCATCTTCGTGTGGATACGAGCGACGACGATACCTATATCGGCACGCTCATCACGGCCGCTAGGCAATGGGTCGAAGAGTACGTAGACCGGACGCTGGTTAGTACGCAATGGACCCTACGGCTCGACTCGTTTCCCTACGAGATTGAGCTTCCGCGGCCGCCGATGGCGACCAGCGGCACGACCACGGCAGTGGCAGTTACGTACACGCTCGGCGACGAATCCACTGCGGCACTGTCCGCGACTGCCTACCGCGTAGACAGGCAGGCAACGCCTGGCGTGGTGCGGCAGCTGCGAAGCGGGACGTGGCCGGCAAACCTAGACGACTACAACGCCGTCACGGTGACGTGGTGGGCTGGCTACGGGGCCACGGGCTCAAGCGTGCCGGCCGCCATCAGGCACGCGATCTTGATGGTTGTCGGGACGCTGTACGAGCGCCGTGCCGCGGCTGACAACGCAGGCAGTGTTGATGTGCCGTTCGGCGTAAAAGCCCTGCTCGACTCACAACGCTGGGGCTCGTACCGATGAGCGTTGAGGGCCGCATCATTGTCGACGCTTTGTTTCACGACAAGGACGGGACGAACGCGATCAATGTGCTGACTTTAAGCAGCAGCACTGCGTACACAAGCGGAAAAGTCATATCCGTCAGCGGTACCGCATCGGTTGGCACTATTCCATTGCCTGTGGATCAGTACCGAGATGCATCAGGCGCACTGGTATCGATCTCTCCAGAACTCGTGGCGTTTTCCCACTCTGGCAGTTGTCAGGTATGGCAGACAGATGATAACGGAAACTATGCACTGCGATTGTTTCCGCCGGCTGGAAAGGTGTTGATATTTCCTGTGCAAGCCGAGTACGGAATCACAATGCAATCCCTCACCACCGGCACGTATACGGTCATCATCTACGGATCATGAGCATCGACGGCCGAATCACTGTTGACGCTTTGTTTCACGACACTTCTGGCAGTCGTCTGAAAGTGCTGTCGCTTGAGTCCAGCACCGGCTACGGCAGCGGTGTATGCGTTCGCATAACCGGCACTGCGGCCGCGAACACGTACGAGTTGCCGATTTCGTGGGCGACATACCGCAATGCCGCCGGCCAACTGGTAACGCTCAACGATCCGCGGCGCATTGCGTTTTCATGGTCGGGTGCAACGGAGGCAAGTCTCACAGACATCGGCGACGAGTCATTCACGATTCATTCAAAAAACAATGAGGTCGCGGTAACTGGCATCCCAGTGAACGCATCTGTCGTGCCGTCCCTGGACAATCCGACCGGAGACACTGCAACGTACACCGTAATCGTCTGGGGTGACTCGTGATAATCGCTGGCCGGTTGCGAGAGCGCGTGGCCGTGCAGCAGGCTACGGAAAACCGCACGCCTCTCGGAGAGGTAACGCAGACATGGGGCACTTACGCCACACGCTGGGCTAGCGTGGAAGGCATTTCGGCTCGCGAGTATTTCCTGCAGGGCCAGCAGCAGACCGAGGCCAGCCATCGCGTACGGATGCGGTATTTGAGCGGGCTGACGCAGCAGATGCGGCTTTCTTGGCGTGGCCGCGTGCTTGAAATTGTCTCGATCCTCGAGCACGACAACCGCACCGAGCACGAACTTATCTGCCAAGAGGCCGTCTGATGTCGTTCATCACAATAAGCCTTGACGCCTCTGAGATCGCCGCCACCAAAGAGGCGCTCGGGAACTTGTTCGACAACAAGGGTCTTTCGGCCATTCTGGCCGCTGCGTTGAAAAAAGCGGTCGAGCCTGGAAAGCAGGCACTGGTGGCCGTGACTCCGGTCGGGCCGACCGGAAACCTCAAGCGAGCAATCGCCACCAAGGTCAAGCCATATCCCAAAGACGGCGGCGCTGTTGGGCTCGTCGGATACGAACAGTCGCAGCGCGAAGCAGGGACGGCACTGGCCGGGCCTGGAAGCGTGCGGCTTGGCAAGAAGCGCGGCTTCCATCAGTGGTGGCTTGAGTTCGGCACCAAGGAGCGAGTCATCAAGAACACCGGCACCAAGCCGTATGAGAGGAACGCACATACTCGCCGCATGAAATCCGGCAAGGTCGCCAACGTCTCGGCCCACACGGTGCAGGCTGGCCAAGGGGCATCAATCGCGTCCAGCTGGAACAAGCGTGGTGAGTTCGGCCTGAATGAAGACGGATCGACTGACCAGCCGTACGCCTTTTTTAAGAAAGGCAAGAAGGGCCAGGTGCTTCGGCTTCCTGCCGTTCAGCCAGGCGGCGTGTCTGGCGTGCCACCGTTGCGGACAGCATACGAGCGGTCGCGTGGCCAGATGGCACAGATCCTGCAGCAAGAGCTTGCCATCTCGCTAGAGGCCGCCCTGGACAAGATTACGCGGTCCAGCACTGGGACCATTACTGGCGTCATCGGAGGATAACCATGCCGCTAAAATCCCCAGAGCAGCTGCTGGCCAACGCCTTGGTGGCCGACCCTGCGGTGGCATCATCTGTCGGCCAGCGAATCTTTCCGGTGGTTGCGCCGGCCTCGGCTTCGCTGCCGTTCGTGACGTGGCGACGCACTGGCGTCCAGAGGTCGCAGACGCTCGCCGGCCCGATGGGCATGAGCGTGGTTGTGGTGGCCGTGGACGTGTACGCAGAGACGTATGGCGAGGCCCGAGACATCGCCGACAAGTGCCGTGCGGTTCTGGATGGATACGGCACGAGCGTGGCAAACTACGTGAGCGTTCGCAACGTGTCGCTAGACACCGAGTCTGACGGCGTGGTGCAACTCGCGGGTGGCGACCTGCCGCCGATTTTGACCGTCAACCAGCAGTATTCCGTCCTCTGGCAGGAGATATAAGCGATGCCGTTCGAGACGCCGCATGATGGTGCCGGTACAGTTGTCAGCTGGCCCTCGACCAGCACGGTCTACACCGTGACGAACATCGTCGTTTCGGCGACGGATCCGACTGCGGAGGAGGACAAGATCAACGTGGCCCATCTGGGCCAGACTGCCGGCGAGACTGCCAAGACCCTCGACCTGCCGCTGGCTGGCTCGGTGTCAGGCGACACCGGACAGACCGTGCAGTTTGACTACGTCGGGAAGACTCTGATTGCTGACCGTGCGACCGGCACGTTGACCATCACTGTCGGCGGTTCTTCGCTGCTGACTCGTGCAGGCACGGTGCAGAGCTCGACGCTGACTCTGGCAACGCAGGACGCCATCCGAGGCCAGGTCACGGTTCGCATCGCTCGCAGCTAGCCACGACGGAGGACCGTCATGGCTACCTACTCTGCGGGCGTGACGGCGACGTGGAACAGCGTGAACTTTGGCGAGGTTTCCTCGCTGAAGGTTACGCATGGCAACGCCCTGCCGCTGGCTCGCGACAGCACATGGACGCTTGACCTAGGCACTATAGAGATGTCGTGCTTTCACACGGCCAACATCTCGACTGCCAACTACGGCGTGCGCTCGCTCGTCACCATCGCCGGTGGCGGGTTTGCCTACAGGGCCACAGCGGTGCTCGAGCGGTTGACGCTTGAAGGCAACGTCAACGACGTGGCCCGCTACGGAGTCACGCTGCGCGTCCAGCCCTAGGAGTAGATCATGCCCCTGTCAGTCGAAGAGCTTGCAGCCCAGATCCTCGCTGCCGACGACCTGTCGGTGCTCAAGGTCACAGTCCGCGAATGGAAGGACAAGGACGGCAAACCGCTGGTGCTTGGTATCCGAGTCATGACCGTCGAGGAGCGTGATTCCTACGAGCAGGAGTGGATTGGCAACAAGGAACGTGGGATCGAAAACTTCCGCACGAAGTACCTCGCCCGCTGCCTGTGTCATCCCGAAAGCGGCGACAGGCTGTTTGACGAGGATGGCATCAAGCGGCTGGCCAAGAAGTCGTCGGCCGTTGTGACCAAGCTGTTTGATAAGGCGATGAAACACAACAACATGACCGAAAGCGACGTGGAGGAACTAGCAAAAAACTAAAGACCCGGCCGATGCGGAGGTTTTTGTTCCGCCTCGCCGGGCATCTAGGCATGACGGTGCGTGAACTGTCTCGCCGCATGGATTCGCAGGAGCTGTCGGAATGGGTGGCCTTCACCCGCTACTACCACGCTCTGCCGGATCCGTGGCAGCAGACAGGCTTGCTCACCAGTGCCGTGCTCGCACCGTACAGCGAGCGAGGCAAAGCACCAAAGGCGTCCGACTTCGTACCGACTGAGAAACCGCCGCAGACGACAGAGGAGATGGCCCGGGAGCTCGCAAAACTCGCCGGCATCTTTGAGCAGTAATCATGGCCAACATTCTCTCGCTAGCGATGAAGGTTTCCGCCGACGCCTCCGGCGTGGCGAAAAACCTCACGCCCGCCGAGAGGGCTCTTGAAAACCTTGGCAAGCAGGCCGAAAAAACTACTGCGGTTTTTGATCAGTTTGCAAAAACGAATCAGGCAGCCGCTACCGCCCAAGGCCAACTTAATGAGAAGTTTGCACAGCTAGCACAGCAGCTGCAGGGTGGCCTAAACGCGCAGGCGTATGCCGACCAATTTCAGGCATTGCAACAGGAGGTCCGAGACACAGCTAGTGCTTTTGCTGATGGAGTGCAAGTCACCAATCAGGTCAGGACTGCTGAAGAACAAAGAGCAGCAGAACTTGAGCGGCTGAACAGATTAGTTGCGATTGGCGCTATCTCTGAAGAGACTCACGCTCGGGCCGTTGCAAAGGCAGAAACTGAGTTTGAGAAAGCAACGCGGTCGGCAGATGGCTACGCCGACCAACTGGAAAGGCAAGGACTGCAGCTGAACGAACTCAGCGGCATTCTCGCCGTGTTGCCTGGGCCGCTTGGAAACATTGCCGGCCGATTTTCAGGAATCGCCAGCGCCACCGAGGGGCTGAATCGCGTTTTCGGCAGTGGCCTGCGCTCTGGCATTGCTTCGCTGTCGTCGCAGCTGGCCAGCCTTGCCAACCCGCTGACGATAGCCGTTGCCGGCATTGCTGGTGTCGGAGCCGCCGCTACTGCAATCACGAGAGGGCTAGCCAACCTTGAAGGCCGTATTGAGGCACTAGGCAATGCTGCCCTGCGGCTTGGCACAGACTTCGAGACGATTCAGATTCTTGACGAGGCAGCACGCAGAAGCGGCGGCAGTATCGACGCGGTCGCGGCTGGCATTCAGAAGTTGTCGGTCAATCTTAACGAAGCAAGGACCGGCACAGGCAAGGCTGCCGCTGCATTTCGTGAGCTAGGCATCACGCAAGAAGAACTGCTGACCATCGACCCGCCGGCATTGGCGCGGCGAACAGCCGCCGCGCTGCAGCAAATTGAGGATCCGGCTAAACGTGCTGCACTAGCCACCGAGACGCTCGGCAAGGCTGGGCTGACGTTGTTGCCAAGCTTTAACGCCATCGCCGAAAGCGAAGCTGCCATTAAACGATTTTCGGCAGCGGTCAGTGACGTTGACAGGGAACGAATTAGTTCGCTCGGCACAGCCTTTGACAACGTCAAAACATCCTTGGCAGGGCTTGGACAGAACGTTGTTCTGCCTTTCGCCGGCATTGTCGAAGGGGTTTCAAATCTCTTTGCGGACCTTGTTGGCACGGTGTCGCGTGTGGCGCAAGCAATTGGCGCAGTGCTTACCCCAGTGCTTGACGCCATTGGCGATGGCCTCAACGCGCTGGGCGATGGCGTGGCGTATGTTAACGGCGTCTTTGATTCATTCTTTGGAAGCACGGAACAGGCGTCAGATAATGCTCGAACATTTCGCGCTGAAATAGAAGAAGACACAAGGGCGCTTTCTGATCTCCAGCGTGCTATTGAAAATGGCAATAGAGCACTAGACGGTGCCATCGCTAAGGCTAGCGAGTTTGGCCAAGCAGGGTTTGAGGCGGCGTTTCAATTCCAAGAATCGCTTAGAGACCTTCAAGAGCAAGCTGATTCTGGAGAGCTAAACGCAGAGCAATATGCCCGCGGCGTTGCAAACGCAACAGCCGAGTACGAGCGTCAGATAGAAGTGATTCGCAAAGTTACCGAAGAAACACGCAAAGCGTCCGAAGAATCCGTCCGCATTGCCGAGCAGACCGCCAAGCGTCTTGCCGATGAAGCTAAGCGTGCCGCTGACGAAGCGCAGCGAAAGGCTGAGGCCGACAGCAAGCGGCTGCAAACGCTGCTGCAACAAGACGATGGCACAATAAAGCTGCAAGAGGACATCGCGTTTGTGCTTGAACAGCAACTCGCACTTGAACAGCAAATAGCGGAAGCAAGGGAAAGCGCTAATATTGCAGCTGCTGAATCAGCAGTAGCCAGGCTTGCCGAACTTGACCAGCTGCAGGCCCGTCTCGAGGAGCAGCAGCAAGCACTGGAGCAGGGTTTCGGCCAAGGCTTTCAAGCCGCATTTCGGGCCGTAGACCAAAACATCAACGCGCTGATCGCCAAGTCGCAAGAGTTTGGCCAGGCCGGTTTTGACGCTGCCTTGAGATTGCAGCAGGGCATCGCGGCAGCACAGGAGCAGGCCCGAGCCGGCATCCTCAACGCCGAGGCGTTCAACGCGGAGGTTCAGCGACAACAAGAGCTTTTCAACAACGAGATCGCCAACATTGAAGAAGCCGAGCGACGCCGCACGCAGGCCTCCGAAGAGCGAGCCTCGGCCGAACGTGCTGCACAAGAAGAGGCGCTGCGGTTGCAAGAGCAGTACGCCGAGCAGCAACGCACGGCCGCCGAGAACGTTGCCAAAGAACAGCAGCGAATTCAAGAGCAAGTTTTTCAGTACCAGCAGAAGGTGCTCGAGGAGCAACGCAAGGCAGCCGAGGCCGAGGCAAAGCGTCAGGAAGAACGCCTGCGGCAGCTGAACACGCTCGGCTCGCAGACCATCACCGGCACCGATATCCGAACGCAGGAGGGTGCCGCCTTGGTGCTCGACCTTACGGCAAACGCGCAAGACCCGGCGCTGATTCAGCAGCGTCTGCAGACAAAACTGCTGCAGCAGATCGCCGTCAACCTCGGCCAAGCGGCAAGCAACTATTTCAACCAGCCGGTCGCCATCGTCGGCTACAGTTCGTTCGGGCAATAATCATGAGCGTCACATCAGTCCGCGAACTGGCGCGCACCTACGAAAACGAGATCAAGGCTGATCGCGTTGCCGTTCGGCGTTTTGTTTGCACACTGTCCGACGACACTCTGCAGGGCAATCCGACCAACAGCGTCGATGACATATTTGACGCCATCGGTAACGCGGGGTTCGGTTCAATGTCGTCGTTTGGCGACGTGCACCCAGATTTGTCGTTCGCCTATCTCCGCAAAGTGCAGGTCAACGAACGCTACGGAGACTCGCCGTACCACGTTGAGGTCGTTGCGGAATACGGAGAACTGACCGCCAACGATGTCGTCGCACCAACGTCACGATCCCCCGAGTGGTCGCTAGAAGGTACGCAGGGGCAGGTGCCAGCGTTGTTCTATTACCACGGCAATCCCGGTAGTGGCAATGACGACCGACGATCGCTGACCAACTCCGCATACGACTACATACAAGGACTGACCGCCGAGGAGAGCATGGTGAAGGCCACGCTCCGGCAAAACTATGCGACAGACGCTCTCGGCCCTGCGGGCAGGGACAGTGCCGATTTTTTTGCGGGTATGAACGCGATGAACAGTCTGAACAACGCGACGTGGTGGGGAGCCTCGGCCTGGGCGTGGAAGGTCACAGGAGTCAACGCAAGGCGCACGACAGAACTCTTCAACGGCGTCACGTACACATACTGGGATGCTTCGTTTGAGTTCATGTACCGCCAAACCGGGTGGGCACTGCTCGTGCCAGACGTTGGCTGGAACTTTCTCAACGGAACTGAAAAACGGCGGGCGATGGTGTTTGATTTTCAAAACGGCGAGTGGGTGGCTTCAGCAAACCCAGTTGCGCTAAACGGCAGCGGCGGCCAATCTCTCGGCCAGCCGACCATCCTGACTCGTCGCGTGAACCGGGAGGCGGACTTCACGGCGCTGTTTGGCACGCCTCCGACCTGACATGGCCAGACAGAAGAGGCCTTTAGACGCTGTTCAGTTCACTCGCGAGTCAAGCGAGCGAATTGCCCGCGTCGTGCGTGCAGCCGAGACATCGCTGCCGGCCGGACCACCGCTGTCATTTGCGCCGTTCGTCGACGGCCGGCGACCGCGACAGGTGCGCGCCGCTACGTTCTCTGGATCGTGGCCAATCGGCAGCAGCAAGGCTGTCACGTTCAAAAACGTGCCGGCGGTCACGGCAAGCGTCGTGAACCTCTCTTGGCCGATCACGCTGACGGCGTACTCGAGCGAGGACTGTCTCGTAGGCAAGGACGGGACGGCGTGGTATCTGGTTGTTCCACGTTTGGAGGCAGCGACTGCTGCGGTCTACCAGACCCAGCAGCGGACATACGTTTCCGATGGCGGCCTCAACGAGGTTGTCGTCGGCGTGTCACTGGCGGCGACGCTGAACACCAACAACTGCGCCATCACGATCGGGCAGACGCTTACTACGGCATCGATCCGAGTAGTCACGCAGACACAGACGGCGCTTTTCGTCACGTCCAGCGTGACCTCGTCTTACCTACGCATGCGTGTGCCGTGATGGTCTGCCCATGTTGCGTTCCTGGTGGTGGCGGCAGCACCGAGCCAGGCAAGTGCTGCACTGCAGACTACTCGCTAGGGTTTCTGCGGTGGTTTTGCTCCAGCAAAACCGAAGCCGAGTGTGTATCCGAGGGTGGATACTGGCATGGCGCTGGCACCACATGCACCAGCGGCCAGTGCCTAGGATTCACTACGTGCGAGTTCTGCTGCGACAATTGGCCGAGCACAATCAACGTGCTGGTCGACTACTCGATTTCCGACATTCCTGTGCAGCAGCGGACGCAGTTTGCAAACTGGCCAACGTCTGGCACGGTGCAGTCGTACCACGGCTCTGTCGGCGCAAAAACCTTTTCGCAGGGGTTTACTCTTGCAAATGTCGGCCAGACGTACTGCGGCTCCTATCGGTTTGCCAGTTGCGGCCCCGGCGATTTCAACAGCGTGGAAATTACTGCTGGCCACTACTCCGCCAATAGCCAGTGCGGGTGGTTTGTTCGCATCAGCCCATCGTACGTGAGCTGCGCGATTGGATACGACGCGCAAAACATCAGAGTCGGAAATACGCTGGTCAATAGATGCACTGGCCAGCAGGATTATTATTTTTTTGGATCCGTGCCATCCACGCAAGGGACTGCACTTGCTCCTAGAGGCTGCGGGAGCGGATCGACAATCACCGTGAACCACACCTCTGTCTCATCTCTCGGGGGCTGCACCAGCACGTCAGGCAGTTTTGGGCGAGTGCAGTGCTGGCAGGCATCAATCAATGAAAGCAGTTGCCGGGCATCTATCCTCACGGCAGGGAACACATCGCCAACGAACGCGACGATCAACTGGTCAGCGGCCATCTACATTCCATGACCACGCTGTGCGAGTACGACGAGCGTCGCGTCTGCACTCGGTGCCGCCAGCCGGAGTCCATGCCGGGGTTTCTCCGAAACTGCTGCGGCAGGCCGAACTGCTGGCGACGCAAGCGTGGACTAGGCGACCTCGTGAAAGCCGTCCTGTCGGCAATTGGAATCACGGAGCAGCGAGTCAGCGCGGCAATCGGCCGCCCGTGCGGGTGCTCGCAGCGGGCCGAAAAACTCAACGATCTCGGGCGTCGCATCGGTATCGGTTGACACCCCTGCCACACTCCCGGTGAAGGGAGTCAGCCGTGGGAGTGCGTCATCGCGTCAAACTTGCCGGCCGCATTTGGCAGTGGTGCTACACCAGGCTTCGCGGCTCGGCTGACGGGTGGGCCAATGACAATGGCACCGTCTTGATTCACGACAAACTGCCCCCGCAAAGACGGCTAGAAGTTGAGCTTCACGAGGCGCTGCACTGCCTCTACCCAGACCTCAGCGAAGAGAGTGTCACAAACGGAGCCCGCGACCTCCGTCGACTGCTCTACAGCACGCTGCGATATAGGAGGATGCAAGATGGCGTCGGCTGACCCGATCACGCAGATGGCTCGCAAGCTGTGCCGGGCTCACCCAAACGCACCCGCACGCACGCTAGCTAGGCGGCTAGTCAAAGACGCAAACGGTGCTATCACGCTGGAGCAGGCTCGCTGCAGGATTCGCAAGCAGTTCGGCACGATGGGAAACGAGCACCGGAAAAGCACCAAGCCAGCTGCACCTCGAGCCCCACGCCAGGCCGGTGTCGAATACGCCATGCCCAAGAGTGTGGCTCGCGAGTGGACGCCTTACGTGCTAGATGTGCTCGGCCCTGTGGGCATCCTGTCCGACGTGCATGTGCCGTACCACAGCGAGATCGCGGTGGCGGCTGCCGTTGGCTACTTGAAGGAGCAGAACCTTGCGGCGTTGCTGCTGAACGGTGACATTGCCGACTTCTACGCCATCAGTCGCTACATGAAAGATCCGACGCAACGGGACTTCAAGAGCGAGCTCGAGGCGGTGCGGACGTTCGTCGCCTACCTACGGCAAGAGTTCCCAAAGATTCCAATTGTCTACAAAACTGGCAACCATGAGGACCGGTGGACGCACTGGCTCTGGCAGCACGCCGCCGAGATCAGCGACGACCCCCGCATGTCGCTGTGTGCGTGGCTTGACCTAGACAAGCATGGCGTGGCCCTGGTGGACGACCAGCGGCCGGTGATGCTCGGCAAACTGCCGGTGCTTCACGGGCACGAGCTTCCTAGGGGCATGGCCGCGCCGGTCAACGTCGCTCGAGGTGCGTTTCTGCGAACGCTCTCGACCGTTCTCGTGGGCCACTCGCACCGCACGAGCAATCACGCCGAATCCGATATGTGGCACCACGAGACGGCGTGTTGGAGCACCGGCTGCCTGTGCGACCTGCGGCCCGAGTACGCCATCATCAACCGATGGAACCACGGGTTTGCCGTGGCCACCATTCACAAGGGCGGCACGTTCGACGTGCAGAACTATCGCGTCATGAGTGACGGCTCGGTGCGGACTGCTTGACGCTGGCGGAAAACTGACAGCACCACGAAGGAGGCAGCATGAGCATGACGATTGAGGAGCGCAATCAGATGGTCAGGCGAGCGGTAGAGGGCAGGATGCAGGCCCAAGCCGCCGGCAAGCCGCACGAGGAGTGGTACGACGTTACGGAACCTATGCCGGAAGTTGCGGCGGCAGAGGTTTCGTATCGCGGCCCGAGTGCCGCCGAGGTGCTTGAGCGGTTTGCGCCGACGATCACTGCGGCCGAGGAGACGCTACGGCACGCCGTCGCAGCCGTCCGTGATCGGCACGGCAAGTACGGGCCGCCGACGCAACATTTCGCCCGGACCGCTGCGCTCGTCAACGCTGCCTTTGCGACCACGTTTACCGCGGCCGATTGGGCGCTGGTCATGGTGCTGGACAAGGTGGCGAGGCAACTCGGCCCGCAAGCCACAGACGACGCCGCAATTGACATTGCTGGCTACGCCGCTTGCCATCAGGAGTGCAGGCGTGCCTGAGCCACTCGCCGACGCCTATCTGCTCGAGTGCGAGATGCGTGCCCGGAGGTTCTCCGGCGCGTTTACGGGAACTTCGGGAACGCTAGCTGCAGACGTGCTGCGGCTACTCGCCGAGGTCAGCAGGCTTAAGCACACGGCATCGGTAGAGCGGGCGCGAGCCGAAGAGCATCGGCACTTTGTCGGCCCGTGGTATCCATGAGCCGGGCGGCGGGTTGCAGGCGGCGGTTTTACCCCTTTCGCTGTCGCCTCCCCGCCTGCTCGGCTTGGTGTCACTTTAAGTCCAGCGGCGGCAACGCCCTTGTTGAGTCTGCGTCCGTTGGGCAAATCAGCGGATCCACGTACCGCTGCTGGAGCTTAGGGTCGCTGTGGTCTAGCAGCTGCGTGGCGGCGGCGGTCCCGCCGGCAAGAGCGGCATAAGACGCGGCCGTCCTGCGGAGCCCGTGGAAGCCCCTGTACTGCACGCCTGCCGATTTACAGAGCAGTTTTAGGCTTGTCCACTGAAACCGGCTGCGGCGATCAGACGGCCACACAAGCTCCGAGTCGGCTCGGCGGTGCATGGCCAGCATCGCGGCCAGTTCGGGCGTGATCTGCCGCTCGATGTCCCTGGTGCTGCCCTTGCGGTTCTCGCCACGAAACACCACCCGGCACCGCTCCAGATCCACGTCGGCCCACCGGAGCGACATAGTGGCCTCTAGTCGCTCGCCGGTGCAGTAGATGGCGTAAATAATCGTCTGCCACCACCAGGCGGACGGCACGCCGCCAGTGTTGCCGATGCGATGCCTGGCCCGCCGGATCAGTTTTGCCACGTCGTCGGCGGTGTAGGCCCGGCCCGTTGGGAGTCGGGCAGGCACCTTGACTTTCGGGAGCTCAGGGAACTCGGCCACGATTCGCTTCCTAGCAGCGTACGTCCAAATGGCCTGGAGCATGACGCGGTCTTTTCGCACGCTTGCCGCCGATGGCTTGCGGCCTTTCCACCGTGGCGTCTCTGCACGCCATTTGAGGTACCGACTGACCACGAGGTCATCTAGGTCGGCCGTGGTCGCCTCACGTCCTAGAAACGCATCTAGGCGGTCTAGGAGCATTTCGTAGAGCTTCGTCGTCTTGGTGTTCAGCGACCGCAGCAGGGCGTATCGCTCGAGCAAGTCTCGCATCGTCATGGCTGCCTCTCCTCGTGCGGCATCCATGCCAGTGTACACCACTGTACAAGTGTTTATGTGTACTCGCCTCCAGTGAAACGGTGGCCCGTCAGACCACTCTACCGCGCCGGCCGATCTGGTTCTCAGGATCGTGCCGGGGCGGTGGTTTGGGCTTGCTGGGCCGATGGACAGTTTGACTTGCCTACCGCTGGCGGTAGAGTTGGAGCATGGTCACGATGACACCCGACGGGAAGTGGTGCAGCGTCGAGGAGGCGGTAGGGATCGCCGGCTGCACGGATGGGCTGATTCGCCTTCGGCTGCGGGAAGGCCGCCTGCAGGGCTTCAAGGCCAACGAGCGGGCTTGGATGGTCAGCGTTGAGGGCTGCCGGGCCATGCGTCAGGAGCTGGCTCCGCACTCCAACGCCAAGAAGGCCGAAGCTCAGGCCAGGGCGTCCACGGAGAAGCCCAAGCGGAAGCGGCGAAAAGCCCGCTGATTTTCCGCGTTTTCCACGGTTCTAGAAAAATCCGTGCAGTGCTGTTGACATCTTTACCGATAGCGGTAGAGTAGTGGCATGCGAGCAAATGAGACTCGCAGCCGCTAGTCTGATTGGCCACCTTGTCCTGCAATGGACACAACCAGGAGACAACGATGCTGACTATCCGCAATTCAGAGATTCGGACCATTAACCGCGATGTTGTTGATATTGGCGGCCATGAGGTCGCTGCTACTTGGGACGCAAACGGCGCGCACATTGACGGCCAGCAACTCCGTGCTATCCGTGAGGCAGGCGATGCCAACTGGAGTGACGAGGAGATTTCGGACCTTGTGTACCACATTGAGACTCGCCTAGACGAGACCTACACCAAGGCGTACTCGATTTGTGTTCCAGATGGCGATGGCTGGCATGAACTGGATTCCATACGAGTCAGCGATGACGCTGCAGCCAACGCATACGCAGAGGCAAACTATGCTGACCGCGAGTGGTATGTGCTTGACTCTGACGGCCAGAACATCAACGGCTGACTGACGCTCAATGGTGGGGCCACCCGGCCTGCCGACAGCTGCGAAACGGGTGGCAATCGCTCACAGGATTCTCAGGCTAAGGAGGGCCACGCAATGCAACGTCGCTGGAACGCCGCCCTGCAGTCGCTCGTCTTGGTCCGCATCGGGCAGGAGCTCGGCACAGACTCACCGGCCGCTCGAGCACTGCACGATCTGCTGGAACTGCTGGCCAGCGTGGCCGGCGTTCTTTCCCGTTGACTTCTTTACCGCTATCGGTATGCTGCTGCCCGTGATTACCGATACCGGCAAGCAATGCTGTACAAGATTTCGACTCCCCTACTCGCTGTTTTCCCCGTGCGCCACGCACGTAAATCCGATTTGACTGACAGATGAACGGGCGTACACTACGCCACCCAAGGAGGAACCCCCCCATGATCCAGAACGCCACAAGCCCCAACGAGAACGAGTACCTGGCCGCCGTGAGCGGCCTGCCTGAACAGACGCTGAGCCAGCGGGTCTACGCCATCGGCGATTTCGTGAGCGGCTGCAGCTGCGGCAAGCGTTGGCAGGGCCGCATTTGGGACATCGACGGCGACCGGCTGAGCATCGAGATCGACGGCGGCTGGCTCGCCGTGTCGGCCAAGGACGTGACGCACTAAAGGCACACAGGACCGCCGGCCAGCGGAGCTAGTCGGCGGAAGGAGTCGAGCGGAGCTCGAGCAGCAAGGACGCAACACCACCCGCTGAGCAGGACGCTAGGCGGGCAATTTCACCACGCAGAAAGGACGCGAGATGAGTACAGAGATTTCCACCAACACGACGCCAGCCAGGGGCTTGGCACTCGCAACGTTTGACGATGCGTTTCGCTTTGCACAGATGGTTGCGAAGTCTGACTTTGCCCCAAAGGACTTTCGTGGGAAGCCCGAGTCGTGCCTGCTGGCCATTCAGCACGGGAGCGAGATCGGGCTTAGCCCGATGCAGAGCCTGCAAAACATTGCTTGCATCAACGGGCGGCCTGCTATTTGGGGCGACGCGGCCCTGGCCCTGTGCTTGGCCAGCCAGGTGTGCGACGGCATCCACGAGACGATTGAGGGTGACGGCGACAATATGACGGCCGTCTGCCAGACAAGCCGCAAGGGCAAGGACGCTAACGTCGTGGCACGGTTTAGCGTTGCCGACGCCAAGAAGGCCGGACTGTGGGGCAAGAGCGGCCCGTGGACGCAGTACCCGAAACGGATGCTTCAGCTGCGGGCTCGAGGCTTCGCGTTGCGGGATGCGTTTCCCGACGTGCTAAAGGGCTTGGTGACGGCCGAGGAGGCTCAGGACTACCCGCAGCCCGATCCGGCCCGCGAGCCCGTCGTGGTCCGTCCCAAGTTTGAAGGCGTCGTAAAGCCAGCCGAGCCGCAGCAGCCGGCCGAAGACCCGATGGGCAAGGCACGCCTCGCGGTGTCAAGGGCAGCGACGCTGGACGCACTCGACACGCTACGTCGCCTAGTTGATCGACGCCTAGGCGAAGGCGTCTTCACGGCTGACCAGCACGACGAGCTTGTGGCCCTGATGCGGCACCGGGCCGAGATGCTCATCGAGTCAAGCGACAACGGCCAGGAGTTCGCCCACGAGGCCGCCGAACACGAGGTGACGGCATGAGCACGCCAATCGTGTTCTCGCCGGATCCGCAGCGGAATCGTCACGAGTGGGCGAGGTACGTGGACGACATCGACCGCGAGATCGCTGAAGAGCGGACGCCAGAAGCGATTGAGCGGCGGCGGCTCGAGGACGAGAACCGGCGGCGGTGGAGAAGCCTGCCGCCCGTCAGGCTGCGGCCTGGCTCAAGACGAACAACGGAGCAAGAGGACGCATACCTAGATCGAAGCGGGTACTAGGCCACGCCATTGGCTGCGGCCATAGAGCCGCATTGGCCGCCCAGCGGAAGTGGCGAGTAACCACCGCAGCAGATGCCGCGTGTCCATGGCGCGGTGAGTTTGCCGAATGCCGCACGTCACGCGGCCAAAACACAAAGGACTGTGAGATGAGCGACTACTACCGCGAGACACCGCTGCCGCTTTTTACGCAGCGAGCCCCGTCTAACGGCACGATGACCTCGGCGCAGGCCGCCGACTCTCTCGGGCCGGCGACGCTCAACGCGATGCAGTCGAAGGTGCTGCGGTTCCTACAGACGTGCGGTGCATTTGGCGCAACCGACGAGGAGATGCAGCTGGCCCTCGGCATGAACCCGTCAACGCAGCGGCCACGGCGGATCGAGCTTGCACGGCGCGGGATGGTGGTCGAGGCCGGGACCAGGCGGACCAGCAGCGGGCGGATGGCGGTGGTGTGGCGAATCGCATCTTGACGGGTGTGCCACGGTAGGCACGGGTTCAGAACACACTGCAAGGAGGTAGACATGCCACGGACGATTGCACCAATCAAGCGACGCTCAGCGATTACTGCCGAATCAATTGACCGGACGCAGGCGCAGGTCGAACAAGCTATCGCCACGGCATTTGAGCCGGACGAAGTTCTTCGTGCATACGACATGGCCGCGGCGTGCAAACTGCTCGCACGTCAGGTCGATGCCAGCAAGGCCGTTCAGAACCGCTGCGCCGCATCACACACGAAGGCCGTTCGCAAGGTAGGCGAACTGACGCAGCGGATGAGGGATGAGGGGGTGTTGGCGAAACAAGGTCGCCCGAAAAAGATCACGGTCGATGATGATTCCGGAGAAACCTCACGGGACGTGATGTTTTTGTCTGACCTAGGCATCAACCCCAACATCGCCGCCGCCGGCGTCAAGCTGTTGGCACTGACGCCAGAGGAGATCGACGCTAGGGCGGCAGCGGCGACCGAGAAGGGTGCCGACTTTTCGTGCAAGAAGTGCGTGTCGGAGATCCGCGACGAACAGCAGTCTGCAAAACGCGACGCCGAAAAGGCCGAGGCGAAGAAACGAAGGAAGTCAGTGGACGGCCTGTTCCTTGGCGACTTCCGAGAGATCGGCGACAAGATACCCGATGCGTCGGTTGACCTGATCTTCACTGACCCGCCATACGACCGAAAGGCAATCGAACTGTTCGAGCCGCTCGGCAAGTTTGCCGCGAGAGTGCTGCGCCCAGGCGGAAGCCTCATTGCCTACATCGGTCAGATTCAACTGCCAGACGCGGTGGCTGACCTGTCAAAGCACCTGCGCTACTGGTGGACGTGCTCTTGCTACCACAGCGGGCCGACGCTCCTGCGAATGAACGAGTACGGCATCGTCAACGGCTGGAAGCCGATGCTCTGGTTTGTCAAGGAGACGCGAGGAGACAAAACGACATTCGTGAACGATGTGGCGACAGGAAGCCGCGAAAAGTCGCATCACGAATGGCAGCAGTCAGAGGCCGAGGCTCGCTATTTCATCGAACTTCTTACGGAACAAGACGGGTTTGTTGTGGACCCGTTTTGTGGAGGCGGAACCACTCCAGCAGCGTGCGTTGGGCTCGGCCGAAAGTGGGCTGCGTTTGAGATTGACGAGGCGAATCTCGCTAAGGCGAGCGAGCGAATCAAGGAGCTGCAGAAATGACGAGGGACAGGCTTTTCGGTAGCGACATCCCGCTTATGGCATGGTGCCGCGAAAAAGGAAAGACGGGCGATTTGCCAGCATTTTCGCAAGAGTGCGGTGTTGTCCAGACAGACGTTGATGCCTTTTGGCACAGATACAAAACGTGCGTTGACAGACTCGGAACCCGTGAACTGCAGGTGTTCATGGAGATTGAGTGGAAGACAAGGGGCGGGAATCTGACAGACAGTCAGGCGGACACGTACAGAAAAAAGCACGCAATGATTCAACCTCAGATGAGGTGGCATGGCCAGCAGTTAGTGAACTTTGGCGTGTCCGTTGTCCGCATTAGCGGCACGACACCAGACGATTCCGAGTGGATTAAGTGGGGCCGATTCATCCGCAGTCATCAGGCCGGCATGGAGTGGAAAGACATCACCGTCAACCAGCTTTTGAAGCTGATGCGTTTTGACATGCACCCGGACACATTTAACGAACGTCCGTTCCGTCGGCACCACAAGACAAGGAAGTTTCAGGTGGTGGAAACAGCGGCCCTTGGCTTTGATGTTGAGCGAGAGTTGGTCAGCCGAAGCTAGGAGTCTTTCCATGGCCGGTGAATGGATTCCCCTTGACTGCAACCTCGGCACCAAGCCCGAGGTGCTCGAACTGGTGGACGAAACCGGGCTGCCTGTTGAGGTTGTCTGCTGGCGTCTCATCCAGTTGTGGTCATGGGCTGCCCTCAACTCGTCAGACGGCACGATCCGGGCCACGCCCAGGCGTGTTGCGGCTGTCGCCGGCGGGGACGAGGCGTTCTGGCTGGCTGTTGAGCGGGTCGGATGGGTGACGTTTTTGAGCGGCACCATCGTCATAGCTGGGTGGGAAAAGCGGTTTTCACAGGCTGCAAAGGCGCGTGCGACCCACGCAAAACGGCAGGATTCCTACCGGTGGCGCTCGCGTGACGGTGCACCGTCACAGGGGTGTGACGCACCACCGTCACAGGGTGGTGGCGCTGCGGCGTCACTACAGGAGAAGACAGGAGAGGACAGGAGAGAAGAAGAAATACAACCGGCTGCGCCGGTTCCCACGAGCAAGCCTGCGGCTCGCTCGCGGGCGAAGTCCGCCGTGTCGTGGTCTTCGGAATCCGGCTGGCAGGGCATCACGGACGCAGACCGCCAGGAGTGGGCCGAAGCGTTCCCTGGTGCCGTCCTAGACCAGGAACTGGCCAAGGCCACCGCCTGGCTCAAGGCAAACCCGAGCCGAGCCGGCCGCCGAAACTGGCGGGCCTTCGTCGTGCGTTGGCTGTCCCGGTGCCAGGACAAGGGCGGCACGAACCGTGAGCCTGGCAAGCGTCCCGACGACAAGCCGCCACCGAAGGCGTGGAAGGACGAGTACCGGCCGGCACCCTACCGCCGGCCGCACGAGGTCGTGGCGCTTGCCGAGGCTGTGAAACTCAAGGAGGAGGATCTATGACGCAGACCGCCAAGGAGCGGCTTACCGCTCGCCAGCAGCAGGTGCTGGATTTCATCCGTGACAACATGGCGCTCTACTCGCCAACCGTCAGGCAGATCGCCAAGGCGATTGGTGCGAAGTCGCCGCACGCTGCAACCGTCCACCTGGACGCACTGGAGCGAAAGGGTGCCATTCGCCGCACGCCAGGCAAGGCTCGCAACATCGAGGTGATCTATGACGCCTGACGTAATCGTGTCCCGTCTGCGTGAGTTTGCACGCTGCTGCGACGAGGCGTGCCGTAGGTCTGCGTACCGTGAGATGCGGAAAGAGATCCGCCGCAATCAGCGGACGGCACTTGAGGCTGCCGACGCCATCCTGCAGCTGCAGGACCGGCTGGTGCGTCAGGCGTGCTATTTCGAGCAAATCGAAGCCAGGACGCAGCCGAAGACCTGGCCGCTTCTCGAGGACGACGATGCTGGGTCTGGTCTATGAGCATCACCGACTTTGTCTGGATCTCGATCGGCGAAACACTGCTGGGCGCGACGTTCGTGCTCGGCATTTTGGTGGGGATGACACTTGCGCGAAAGGAGCCACGGAATGGCGACAGCAACTAGGGAGAGAACTGGACTGACCATGCAGGCCGGCACGCTGCTGGCGGCCTTGCAGGACGTGACTAGAGTCGTGTCGAGTCGTGGAGCGAAGCCCATATTGGGCAACGTCCGCATCGGTGACGGGCTAGTGACGGGCACGAACCTGGAGATCCGCATTGACCGAGAAATCGGCGAGCAGTGCGAGCCTATGTTGCTGCCCGCAGACAGGCTGCTGGCCATCTTGCGGACATGCAGCCACGGCGACGACGTGACGCTGACGCACAGCGGCGGCATCGTGAAGATTAAGTGCGGTCGTGGATCGTGGACACTGCCAAGCGAAGACGTGGCTGAGTACCCGATTTGGGAGCCTGCTGACGCCAGGCCTGTGTGCCGCCTGCCGGCCGACCAGTTCGTCAGGGCAATTCGTGCCGTGTCGTATGCCACGGATAGCGAGTCCAGCCGCTACGCCCTTGGTGCGGTGCTCATCGACGTGACTGGTGGCGACCCTACGTTTGTGGGCACCGATGGCCGGCGGCTCTCGGCGGTTCAGACTGAAACCGACCAGGCGGTGGACGACTCACAGACGCTGGTCCCTGCCGTGGCCATGCGATTCGCATCTACGCTTGCTGAGCGTAGCGAGGGCTCGGTGCAGATCGAGGCCACCAAGAGCGACGTGGTGTTTACATTCGACGGTGGCGTGCTGACGGCTCGCCTGCTTGAGGGCAAGTTTCCTCGGTGGCGTGACGTGTTTCCCGAGGCAAGCACTCAGCCGCACGCGGTTGACCGCGGCGAGCTCTTGGCAGCCACCAGAGCGGCCGGCGTCGTGACCAGCGAGCAGTCCAAGGGCGTGCTGTACGACTTTAGTGATTCTCTGGTGCTCACCGGCAAGTCATCGGAGTACGGCGAAAGCAAGGTGCGGTGCGACGTTGTGCATGCCGGCACGTCGTGCAAGGTCAAGATGGATCCTCGATTCGTGATTGAGTACCTGCACGGCTTGCCGAGCGACGAGGAGCCGAACGTGTCGATTCACACGACCGGGCCCGGCGGCGCTGTGACGCTGACGTGCGGCGAGTACCGTGGCGTCATCATGCCGCTGTCGGAGGATGCCTGATGCCAGCAAAGTCGAAGATGAATCACCACACTGGCGGCGATGTGGCCACGTTGTTTGCCATGTGGGCCGAGGGCCGCACCAAGGCAGAGATCGCTGTTCGTTTCAAGGTGTCAACGAGCACGATCTACGACTGGGCTCAGCGGTATCGTCTGCCGAGGCGAAAGATTGACTACGTGCCTGTTTCGCAGGAGCCGCCAGCACCGTCACCGGAGGACGAGGCGGCTTCTCTGGGCGGACTTGCTCTGTCACCGTGGGTAGAGGCTCGAGCACGAGAGCTTCGCGAGCGGCACTATCAGCAGCGGCGGTGCGAGAGGCACAACACGACCATCGGCAAGGTAAGTGCGTGGCGTCGAGGCGAGTACGCGCCGCAAGGGGCCAGGGCATGAGCGACGACCTCGTCCACCGTCTCCGCGAGAGCGTCCGTGCGTGTCGTGCGCTAGACCGCTCGGCGCTGCTCGCGGAGGCAGCGGACGAGATTGAGCGGCTGCAAATAGAGCGTGACGGCTGGAGGGTCACGTTTGACAACGAGCGGGCACTGCACGAGGAGATACTGAGGCAGGCGCGCGAGATTGCTAGGTTGCGGTGAACACGAAAGATCAACGGCGGCCACCGGAGAATTCACCATGACACATGACGTAGCAGGGCCGTCCGTTGCATCGTCTGGTTCTGCTGCGTCCGCGTGGGGGATGAGAAATGCCTGAGCACCACTTCCTGAATCTTGGCGCGGGCGTTCAGTCCACGGCCCTGTATCTCCTGAGTATCGACGGCGACGAGCCTGAGGTGCCGCGATTTGACGCCGCCATCTTTGCCGACACGCAGGAGGAGCCTGACGAGGTGTACCGGCACCTGGAATGGCTGGAGAAGCAAGGCGGGCCGCCGATCATTCGGACGACGGCGGGTAGCCTTGGCAAGGCACTGGAAGACGGGGCGGATGCTGCTGGAAACAAGATGCGTGACGGAAGCCATTTTATCAGCATCCCGGCGTATACGCTTTTGCCGACCGGCGAGAAAGGCATTTCCCAGCGGCAATGCACGGCAGACTTCAAGATCAAGCCGATTGAAAAGTGGATACGGGAATCGCTGTCGGTTCCGAGCGGGCGGCCTGTTCCAAAAGAGCATGTGATCGTTCAATACATGGGGCTGTCTTTTGATGAACCGAAGCGGGTAATTCGCGTGAAGCAGCGATACCTCGCCAAGCCGTCGAATTGGCTGGCAAAGTTTCCGCTGTGGGAAATGCAATGGGATCGCAGCGACTGCAAGGCATACCTGAAGGACCGTATGCCGTATGAGACGCCACGGTCGGCCTGCGTCTTCTGCCCGTTCAAGTCCGACGAAGAGTGGCGGCGGCTGCGAGACGAGGACTCAAAGGGCTGGGAGCGAGCGGTCTACATCGACAAGGTGTGCCGCCGAAGCGGCAGTTTCAAGGCCGAGCGATTCGTCCACAAGGCGTGCGTGCCGCTGGACGAGGTTGACCTGCGGCCCGCAGACGAGAAGAGCGGGCAGATGAATATGTTCCGGCACCTGCGAGGGTTTCAAGACGAGTGCGAAGGGTACTGTGGGAACTAGCAGCAGAACGCCAGCGATCAGCGGCCCGTCCGCTGCATCGCGTGGTTCTGTGAGCGTAGTGAAAGGAGTTGACGATGGGATACGAAGCGTTGGTCGAGGACAAGACTCGGCACCTGCGGCTGCTGGAAGTCACGCCCGACTTGATTCTTTCGCTGCTCACCATCAACGAAGATCGAAGGGTTACGATCAACGGGCAGGAGTTGTCATGCGTCGAGGATGCGATTCCTTCCACGGCTCGCGTGGCGTCATGCGGAATCAGCGAACGCGGAAACGTCATGATTCAAGTGGAAGATTCCTCGTTTGGACCGGTCGCGGCAGGAGCGAGGATTCCGCACATCAACCCCGTGTACCAGTTCAGCAACAAGTAGCCACAGAACGCGCAGGATAAGCGACGGCTTCGCCGTCCGCTTCATCCGCTGGTTCTGTGAGCGTAGAGATTGAGACATGAACGACATCATTGCACGAATCGACGCCCTGCTGGCGAACACGCCGCAGGCTGAGATCGAAGAGTTTGAAGTGACAAGGTGCCTGCGTGACTGCCGCGACGAACTGATTGCTGCCAGCACGCTAACAGGCATGATGCTTGAAGGCACTGGTCAGCGGGCTGCCGAGAGCATGGCAGAGCGAGTTCTAAACGGAATAACTGTCGGGCAGTGGATTCAATCAGCGGAGAGACTTCCGCCGATTCTCCATCGCGCAGGACAGAGCAGCGACGATGTCTTTGTTGCACTGCAATACCAAGACGGCGGGCACCTGCTGAGCATTGGGTACTACTCGCACTCTGACAAGGTTTGGCACATCAGATCAGCGAAGCACGGTTGGCAGCCAACGCACTGGATGCCGATGCCAGCCCCGCCAACGGATAGCAAGTAGTTCACAGAACGCCAGCGATCAGCGGCTCGTCCGCTGCATCGCGTGGTTCTGTGAGCGTAGAGTGTGACGAGGAGGACGCATCGTGAACGAGAAGAGGATTGAATGTCCACTGTGCCGAACGGGGACGTATCCGCACTTTGGGTACACCGGAAGCGGAGTCTGCGACCACTGTGGAGCGGAATGGACATACGACGAGACTGACACGCTCACTGACAACGCCATGCGGGCACTGTGGGAAAAGATTCCGCGTTGGATTCCTGTGGGCCAGTCGCTGCCGGAAAGCGGAAAGCCGGTCCTGTGCGTTGATGACTTTGACGGCTGGTGCGAAGTGCTACAGCACGAGGGGCTCGCGGGATGGGTAGACATTCGCGGAAACAAGGCATACGCGACGCCAACCCACTGGATGCCGCTCCCGGCCCCGCCACAAAGCGACGAGTAGCCACAGAACCACTGTTTCTGCGGTTACCCGTAGCACGCCTGACTGCTGCATAGCACGCCACGCTTTTGCACGCTGCGGCTGCTCCGATCGCTACACCGCTGCTACGCAGGCGTCGTAACACGCTGCAAGACAGCGTGACGCCCATGCGATGCTCGCTGCATGGGGCGTCTCGTGCTCATCCTGCTGTGCCTGTTTGGGTCGGCCTTTGCGGGCACGACCGACCCGAACATCGACGACGCCCGCTACCTTGAGGCCGGCGAGCAGCACGGATACGTGCTCAAGATTTACACCGAGAATGCTGACGGCGAGCTCGGGTGCGGCTCGGCGGTGGCGATCGGCGACCAGTGGATGCTGACCGCCGCTCACGTCGTCCATGACGCCACGCAGGCCAGTGTTCACACCGACCGCCGCTCGTGGTCTATCGGCCGCATCGTCGTGCATCCACGTTTTAAACACGCCATGATGGGCGAGCACGACCTGGCCCTAGTGCAATGCGACGAGCCGCTAGGGTTTTCGGCATATCCGCTGCTAGCGGACGGCACAGAGGCCATCGGCGACGACGTGGTGATCGTTGGCTACGGAGCCACGGGGTCGCTCGCGACAGGCTACGACACCATCGACGGCAAGCGTCGTGCCGGAACCAATACCATCTGCCGGCGTGACCGCAGCCTATGGATCTGCCACGGTTGTGCTGGCACATCTGCTAGAGAAATCCTGACTGCACCCGGAGACTCTGGCGGCGCGCTTTTGGTGCGTGGCCGGCTGGCCGGCATTCACTCCATCGTCATGCGTGACGGCAAGGGCGAGGTGCTGAGCACGACCGGACAGGAAAGCGGCCACACCAGAGTCGGCGACTATCTGGAGTGGATTGCCAACGTCACGGCCGGCGAGTTGACGACGCCGCTACCGTCAGGGCATGTCGTGGACGTTCACCGTTGAAGGCGACCCGGTTCCGCAGCCTCGGCCGCGTGTCTCAACTCGCGGCGGGTGTGCTCGTGCGTATGTGCCAAAAGCACACCCTGTGCATGCCTACCGGCAGACGCTCGCCGCAGCGGCTCGAGTTGCAGGGGTGCCGGCCACGAACGAACCGCTGAACGTCGTGATTGACGCCGTGTTTGCCCGCAAGCCGTCGCACATGAACAAGAGTGGCGTGAAGCCAACGGCACCTCGGCTGCCTAGGCCCGATGTGGACAACATTGGCAAGGCCGTGCTGGACGCGCTGCAGGACGTTGTCGGTGATGACACATGCGTGGCTCGCCTGGTAGTCGAGAAGAGCTACGGCAGCGAAGGACGCACGACCGTGCGAGTGTCATGAGCGAGACGCAGTACCAGCCGCTCCACGACCTAGCCTCTGGCGGGCTCGCCGAGCTTGGCATCATGGCTAACTACACATGGCGAACGGACCCGAAGCGACTTGGATTCACTCTGGCCCGCTACAAGTTTGTGGCCAAGATGCTGGCCGGCTGCAAGCGTGTGCTCGAGGTGGGCTGCGGCGACGCTTGGGCATCGGCCGTCGTGGCCCGTGGTGTGGACACGCTTGTCTGCGTGGATTTTGACGAGCGATTCGTGAGCTACGCCAAAAGCCGGCAGCTGGAGAACGTCGTAGTACGCAAGCACGACATGACGGCTAGACCGACTTTTCCGCCAGACCGCTTGCTGCAGGAGTTTGACGCCGCCTTCGCTCTCGACGTGCTGGAGCATGTGCCGGCAGATCGCGAAGGCTTCTTTCTGGGCAACATGGCGCTGAGTGTCGGCGTCCACGGCACGGTGATCTTCGGCTGCCCGTCTCTTGAGTCGCAGCCGTACGCATCGGCCGTGAGCCGAGCCGGGCACATCAACTGCAAGACCGAGCAGGGGCTGCGCGACACGCTCTCCCACTACTGGAGAAACGTGTACCTGTTCGGCATGAACGACGAGACGCTTCATACCGGGTTTGGCCCTATGGCTCACTATCGGCTCGCGATCTGCACTGGAGCGAAGCTGTGAGCGTGTCCGTGGTCATCCCGACGTGGAACAGAGCAGGCACGCTTGCTCGAGCAATTGCGTCGGCGGCGGCACAAGGACCGGCCGAGGTGGTCGTGATTGACGACGCCAGCACGGATGACACGCCTTCCGTTGTGCAGCAAGTTCAGCAGCACTACTCATGCGTGCGTTACGTCCGGCACGACGAGAAAAGTGACGATTGGCAGGAAGCGTCAGCTGCGGTCTACCCGTCTTTGGTTGGCACGCACGTCGTGTGCATGGGTGCAGACGACGCTCTCATTCATGGGTGTCTAGAGCACATTCAAGCTCATTCAGACGCTGCGGTGGTGTTCACGGACTACTACGTTTGCGACACGTCCAATCGCGTCACGCATGGTGTCATCAGTGGGTACACCGAGACCACCACGCTTGATCCGGCGGCAACCTGCGACCGCATTGTGCACTGGCAGTGGCCAAGCGAGACGGGCATCGGTGCCGGCATTCGCCGTGAGCATCTGCTCTGGCTCGCAGATCGTGAGTTCTGGTGCATGGGTCCGTGGAGCGACGCCATCGGCTATGCCGCTGTAGCCGCCATGCACGGGTGCACGTACGTGCCGCAGTTCGGCGCGGTTTTTACGCAAGATCCGGCCGGGTACGGAGCCATCGGTCGCGAGGGCGAGAGCCGCGACCATTTCTATCGGCGGTGCCGCGAGTGGGTGAACGCCACAGACCTGCCGAAAGAAGTACGTCGCGCCATGTGCGTCAGGAGGCAGGTGCCGTATGCCTGACATGCCGGCAAAGCTCTGGTTTCCAAATGAGCCATTCCTGCTGCCATACCAGGAGCGTGTCGCCGAGGGTGCCGAACGGCTACGGAACAGCACGATTGCCGTCGTTGGGCTGGCGCGAAACTGTGCCGCAAGGCTGGCACAAAACCTCGGCCTGGCCGAAAGCCTTGGGCGTCGATGCAAGGGCTGGCAGCTGCACATCGAGAGCAACGACTGCGAGGACGAGACGCTTGAGGTTCTTGCTGCGTTTGCTCGCGAGCACAAAGAGGCGACGTTCCACTACCAGCTGCTGGGGCGAGAACAGTACGGCGCAGAGTTTGCCGGCCGCCGCACCGTGGCCCTTGCCGAGTACCGCGACGCATGCCAGCGATGGGTGCGGGCGTGCGCGGCAGATTCCGACTACGTGGTAGTCGTTGACTTCGACGCCTGGGGCGGCTGGAACGAAAGGGGAGTGCTCAGTGGCATCGGGTGGCTCGTCGAGATGCCTGGTGCATACGGCATGTCGAGCGTGTCGCTGTTTCAATACGACTTTGGCAACGGCCCTGTCTGGGTGCACTACGACCTGTGGGCGTTGCGTGGCCTCGGCCAGCATCGCTGCTATTACGACACCTACCAAAACGGCTACGGAGGCTTCGGCTTCTCGTGGCTGCCGCCTGTCGGCTCGCCGCCAGTGCTCGTGTCGAGTGCTTTCGGTGGAATGGCGATCTACCGCACCGACGCCTACCTGCAAGGAACGTACGACGGCACCGCAGACTGCGAGCATGTTTCGTTTCACCAGAGCATCGCCGAAGCGACCGGGCAGCATCTGTACTTGAACCCGTCCCAACGAATGCTCATGTCTTGGATGCCGGAGCCGTGCGAGGTCAGACCGCAACCATCAGCCTGACGGCGTTCCGAGCAGATTGGCTGACGCACATGCCCATGCGGCTACTGTGCGAGCGGTGGACTATTACCCGCGACCAGGTCATCCGGCTCAAGCACGTCTGGGGGCTCCCGCCGAGACACGACCGCAGCCTGCGTCAGAAGCCGGCCCGCCAGCGTGACCCGACAACCACCGAGATCCAGCAGGCGTGCCTTCGCATCCAGTCGACGTGGACCGATGAAGTCCGCGAGGATCGCCGCGTCACAAAAACGTCGCACGTATCGCTGATGCGGATACCGCTCGAGGGCGAGGCTCGCGAGCACGTCGAGTACGGAGACGATTGCGAACCCTGGGAAGCCACCCCATGAGCCTGGCCCCAAGAGGTAAGGAGGACGTGCTGCGTCGCATCGTCGTCGAGTACGGCCAGCAGTACGTCTACACCTACGTCACTGATGGCAACGGCAAGGTTCTTGATGAGGAGGTTTTCAAGCAGCCTTTTCGCCTGGATCGCCGAGACGCCCACGAAGAGGCGATGGACTGCTACAGGGCAGGATGGGATTGGCTCAACGAAATCGTCAACGTGACGCCGCCGCTGCAAGGAGACGGGGAAGATTCGGCAGAATCAAATACGGACTAGGAGACTCGCATGATTTCGCTTGCGCTTGTGGCCGCTGCATTCGCGCTTTTCTACGGCGTCGATGTCAAGAAACTTCGCCCCGCTATGGACTGGGTGAGGAAGTTAGAGCCGCAGAAGTTGCTTGCCGTGGCCTTGCTGCTTGTGGCGCTGGCCGTGATGTGGTGGCCAACTGCTGACGAGCAGCCGACGCCAGAGCCGGACGCTGGGCCGCTCGTGCTGCGTGGCTTGTTCGTCTCCCCGACTGCCAGTGACGATGCCGCCCTGATCGGAGCACTCTGTCATGAGCTCGCCGACGAGATTGAGTTTGACGGCAGCCAGCCGACGCCTTATTTGGCGACGGGTGTCTCAGTTGACGAACTTCGAAAGGCGGCTCGGATTCTGCGCTGCCGTGGCGTTTCCATCGGCGACCGGCAGCCGAAAGCCAGAGATGCCATCGCCAGATACCTCGACGAAAAAGTCGGAGCGGACGGAGGGCCGCTGACGCCTGAAGTGCGTGCTGCTTGGGTCGCGGCCTACCGCGACATCGGGAGGGCGGCAACCGATGCGGCGAAGTGACCCTGAGCACCCATCGCAGTGGACATTCTCTGCGATTGCGTTCGTCGTGTTTGCGGCCGTGCTTGGCTCCGTTGTCTCGCGGTACGTCGGGCGCATCGCTGACCGGCTCGAGGGCAACTACGGCTACGTGGCTAACCCGGAAGGCGTCCGCAAGTTTCTGTCGGAGTTAGATCAACCGAAATTTGCCCAGGCCGGCGCTGAGGTCATCGCCGGCGCCAAGGGCGTCGATTCTTATCTGTACCGATTTGCCGACCGATGCCACCGGCAAAAGTACGGCACGGCGTTCGCGCCTTGGAACCAAGGCCAACATGGATCGTGTGTCTCGTTCGGATGGGCGATGGGCTCGTACATCGGCCAGTGCGTGGATCACGTCGCCGGCAATCTTGCCGAACTCCCGCGAGTCGTGGCGACCGAACCGATCTATGGCGGCAGCAGGACGGCGGCTCGACTGCCGCCAGTCACGTTTGCCGGGTGGAGCGACGGCAGCTACGGCGGTGCAGCTGCACGCTGGGTGTCGGGCCGGTGCAAGGACAAGAGCATCGGCGGGATTCTCTACCGAGACAAATACGGCGACATTGACCTGACCAACTACTCAATCCCGCTCTCGGAGAAGTGGGGAGCGTACGGCGTGCCCAAGGAGTTGGCCGCCAAGGCCAACGAGCACACAGCAAAGGCTGTCGCACTCTGCGAAGACTGGGCCAGCCTGACGGCAGCACTGGAGTCAGGTATGTGCGTGCCTATCTGCTCCAACATCGGCTTCGCCTCGGGTGCTCGAGACGCGGACGGTTTCTGCAGCCGTGCCAGCACTTGGAACCATTGCATGTGCATCGTGGCGGTCAAGTACGCCAAGAACTCAGGCAAGAACGGCGAGCCGCCCATGAGAAACCCACGCGACGGCGTGCTGGTGATGAACTCGTGGGGCAACTACGTCCAGGGCGGCAAGCACCCGGCCGATCAACCGGATGGTTCGTTTTGGATCACGCGAAAGGACGCCGAGGCCATTTTGGCGCAAGGCGACTCCTTCGTGATCGGCAGCGTCAATGGTTTCAAATACCGCGACTTGAACCACATCGAATGGATGCACCCGACCCCTGCGCCGAAGACCGTCACGACGACGGCCTCGGTCAACCACGCCCTGGCTTTCTGACATGAACCGCTCCACTCTTGTCTTGTCGTGCCTTGCCTGTCTTGTCGTCGGCTACCTCGTTGCATCGGTGCCGGGATTTAACCCAGTGAATCCTTTTCAGCCACACAAGGATCGGCCCGTCGCTCGATTCCTCGCCAAGATCGCCAAGCTCGGGCTGTGGGTCGCTGTGTTTGCAGAACCGACGCCAGTGCATCACACGTACGCCGCACACCACGGCGAGGATTCAATGATCTGTCACGCGGAGGGCTGGTGATGATTTCTCTCGTTGTTTGGGTCGTGTTTGGATACATCGCCGGCAGCATCGCGGAGTGGCTTTGGCCAGAGGCCGCATCTGCCAACCGACTGCAGACCATCGGCATCGGCGTGGCCGGGTCGATTGCTGGCGGGCTTGTCGGGTCCATCATCACCGGATCGGCGTATCGGCCGGCTGGCTTCGTGTTCTCAGTCGCTGGTGCCCTGCTGGTCATGTACGTGTGGCGGAAGCTCAACGAGGTGAAGCCATGATGTGGCTTTGGCATCTGGTAATTTCATTTCTGGTGTGGCTTTCTGCTGACCCGCACCACCTTGCCACAGAACCCGCTCGAGCAGCCGCTGCGGTTAGTGCTGCACGGGCAGCCGTGGTGGATCAGGCTGCTGTTCGTGATGGCGTGGCGAGCGTGGAAGCGGTGCAAGCGAAGTGCGAAACAGGACGCTGCGAGGTGACTCGATGAGTCCGATGAGCCCGCGGTTACTGCGGCCAAGGCAGACGACGCACCCAGAAGCGGCGGCATGGGCGGCTCGGGTTGTGTCAAACGGCGGCAGCGTGAGCGGAACGACCCTCTCGGCCGTGTCGAAGTTCTGTGCGGCTATCTCCTCGGCCGGCATCAGGGATCGGTTCTACCGGCTGAACCTCTTCTGCGGCACCGGCCTCAACGCCTGCCTCGTCCCGCTGTATCGCGGGCCGTCGCTGTCGGGCACGCAGTACGGCAACACCACCGACACTAACGTCGGGCCGTTTGTCAGTGGCGACTACAACGAGACGGGGGCGAGCGGTGGGCTGAAGGGCAACGGTTCCAGCAAATACTTGGATACCGGATTGCAACAGGCCACCGTCAATGCAAGCGGCTTTGGGCACCTCTCGGTGTTCGCTCGCCACGCGACATACTCATCCGATCTGGCATCCCCGTACCGCATGATCGGCGTGCTGTCTACATCGCCGACATCGCAATACTACTACATCGACACGCGACGAAACATTGCGTCATATGGCGGCACAGGATTTGTCGCGGGCCATGGGTCTGGTGATGCGGTCAGCAACAACGCGCATTCACTTGCGGGCAGTCAGTTGATGCTAGTCTCTCGGTCTTCGGCATCGTCCGCAAACGCCTACCTAAACTCAACGTCAGTGGCAAGCGACACAACATCGCGTAGCGTGTCTTCTGTTGCCGGAAACGTGTTTGTGTTTGCCGAGAACAGAGTCGGAACCGGCGCGCAAACTTACGCGAACATGACTCTTGGATCATATTCGATTGGTGCGGCCATGGACTCAACGCAGGTCGCCGCCTATTACACAGCGCTTTCTGCATTTCAGTCGGCGCTCTCTCGGAACAGTGGCGTATGACGCTCGCAGAACTCACGCTCCCAGTGCAATATGCCGACTGCAAAGACCTCGCGCTGGTCTACCCCTACGAGATCGCCGTCGCTTTGTACGGCGTGCAGCAAGAACACGGCGACCCGCGTCACGTTCCGGTTGGACGGCAACTCGTTGACGGTCGCTGGGCCATGTGCGGCGACGTTCTTAGCGAGGTGGGCGAGGGCGGCATTCTGTCGCAGGCGTTCTCGTATGTCACTCAGGAGATGATGGCGAGCGTGGAAATCGTACCTATTAGCGAGGCACTGGCCTTGCTTCCGCCCGACCAGCCGTTGCCTTAACTGCAAGAAGCCAAGCATTTCGCCATACCATTGCACCTAGGCCACGATGCGGGCCACGCCCCGAGCCATAGGAGATAGGCCATGAGCCATGTAAAGATCAAGCGGTACGAGCGTGATGTCAATGTCACGCTGTATTCCACCACGACGCTCGCTACCACACTTCGCCTCGACGACATGGCTGGCGGTGTCGTGTCGTTGGGCACGATGAGCACCAATAGCAGCACGCTGCAGATGTGGGGCAGCACCGCTGCCGATGGTGCATTTCGCCGCATGTATAACGCAGACGGGTCTGCTGCCGACATCACCTTGGCAGCCTCTAGCACGGACGGACGCATCTATGCCCTGCCTGATGCTGTGTTCGGTGTTTCGTATTTGAAGATCGTCAGCGGCACGACGAACAGCACTGGCACCACGGGCATCGTGTCGCTCAAGAGCTAATGCCTCAACGCATCCCAAGCCACAGGCCGCTGCGTCTGAGAACCGCACCACGACGAGACGAGTCGGGGCGTCCAAACGCGGCAGCCCGTGGGTATTGCTCACGTCAGCACCGCCTCTGGCGTCAGGCTGTGCTGACCCGTGATGCTTGGCAATGTCAGTCCTGTGGGGTGATCTGCTCACAAAAGGGGCAAGCCCACGCTGACCATATCTCCCCTGTCATGGAAGGTAGCGACAGGTGCATGGATGGCAGGAGCCGCTACGACGTTGCTGCAGGCCAGTGCCTGTGCCATGGATGCCACACACGCAAGACAAACCGGGATGGCGTCTAATGCGAACTGGTGAGCCCTGGCGGGGTGCCTGCGATCACCAGACCCCCGGTTGAGGAAAACCAGCCGTTCCGCACCGCATGCGTGGCCGAAATTGGTGCCCCCTAGTGCGTGGCGTGCATCCTGGCGTCGACATACCGAATGCGCGTGTGTCGGAGCCGCTAGCGGAAACGGCACCCGTGGCGTTCTTGTGCGAAGCGTAAACGCACGTTTTGCTGCCTGTCGTCATGGCGACTTTGAGCCTGTTTTTTAGGCACAAAAAGCGCGTCACGGCCCATTGAAAAACAGCCGATGAGCAACGTATGTTTGCTTCATCGGAGGTGCCCCATGCTTGATGACGAGATGCTTGCGTTGCTTGGCCACGGTGCTGCGTGCGTTCGTGTTGCGAAGCGTGACAAGATGCCTGTCGGCATGGCGTGGCACACGCTTGCGTCTTCGGTTGCCGACGTGATCGGCCGATGGATCAGCGGCGGCTACAACGTCGGCATCCTGCTGGGCCACGGCTCACTGATCGACATTGAGTACGACGACGCTGGCGGTCGGCGTCTGCTCGAGCAGATGGGCCTGGCCGACGCTCGCACGCCGACGTACACCAGCGGCCGAGGCGAGCATCGCTTATTCCGTCTGGCCGAGTCACTGCCGTGCTGCGGCTGGCGAAAGCACGGCGGTCTGGAGATTCGATTCGGCGGCAAGCCTGCCCAGAGTGTGCTGCCGCCGTCGCGGCATCCAAGTGGCCGGTTGTACTGCTGGACGATTTCGCCAGTGGACTGCGAGCCGGCGACGATCACGCTGGCCGATCTCAACGTGGAGGCTGTCGCATGTCGGTAATGCTGGCAAAGAACTGGGCCGGCAGCGATCCGGCCGGCTGGTGGATGAGCGAAAAGCTCGACGGCGTTCGTGCAGTGTGGGACGGCTACCGGCTCACGACTCGCACTGGCAGCGAGATCAACGCCCCTGAGTCTTTCGTGACATCGCTCCCCGTTGGGGTGAGCCTGGACGGCGAGTTGTGGGCTGGCCGTGGCACGTTCCAGCAAGTCAGCGGTGCATACCGACGCATCGACCGGGCGGCGTGGAAGCCGATCCGCTACGCCGTGTTCGACGCCCCAGAGGCGGCCGGCGGATTCGAGGAGCGGCAGCAGCTGCTCCGTGAAGCGCTCGCCGGCAGCACCGGGCCGGCGTTTGTGCTCGAGCAGCGGCGGTGCGGCAGCCGTGATGATCTCACAACCATGCTGTCTGACATCGTGCGTGGCGGCGGCGAGGGCGTGATGCTGCGTGAGCCGGGCAGTGCGTACGAGCCCAAGCGGTCTGCGTCGCTCCTCAAGGTGAAGACGTTTCTGGATGCCGAGGCCACGGTCGTCGGATACGAGCCTGGTACTGGTCGGAACCATCTGGTTGTCGGTGCGCTGGTGGCACGGATGCAAGACGGCACGGAGTTCCGTGTATCGTCAGGGCTCACCGACTCGCTGCGACGCAAGCCGCCACGAGTTGGCACCGTGTTTAC